TCCATGTATCGGTCTAAATAAATAATTCGCATCTTAGGCTTAATTCCCCTTCGGTAGCGGATTGTTACATCGTGGCTTATTTCGTCATTTATTTGTTTTGCTGCTAAGTAGTCTCGCCCGACTAGAGGTTTGATGTTTGCATATGTTGTGGCAAATGTTGCCCATGTTTCAATTGGTTGTCCTGAGTCGTCTTGGTCTAAAGTTCGGACTTGGATTGTTATTTGTTTATTTAGGAGTCCTGCGTGCATTTGTCAGCCACCCCCCAATTTTTAATTACTTTAAAACAAAAATAAGGGTAAAGTATCCATTGCCACCAATTAAAAGTTTCTTTTGCGCTTTTAAATATTAGAAATGGTACTCCCCATTTTTTTATAGAGATTTTGGCAAATAAACACTTAACAGGATGATTGTTTTTTTCAGGTACTATCTCAACCTTAATATACCTAGGAAGTTTCATAGGCATCACCCACACATTCCATGAGCCTGTATTTTTTATCACCAATAACAATATAAATATCAGCATCTTGATATTCCATTTTTAGTTCCTTGGGCAGTATTTCAGTAGTAATTGTTACTACTTCATCAACTCTCATTCTCACATCTAAAGCTTTTACACCTTTAAATTCTTGATCGTCTAGCATTATTTTTGTACTTCTTGCTGCAAAGCCAATATCTGTATTGATTTTAATTTTGTGCATTATTCCATCAACTCCCTCCCAAACCAACTAACCCTATAAAAGTTATACATGTTTTCAAGTGATTTTCTATCAGCTTCAGGAATTGACATGTCCCGGTATTTATGCAAAAGTCCACAATGATACAACAGGATATTTTTCAACTTTTGCGGAAGTGTTGTATATCCAGAAACATATCTGATCCGAATTGGATTGATTGGATAATCTGCTCCGGATGGCCATGTTCCACCGTAAGGCAAAACAATTCTTCCTGGTGTACTATCAGCATCGACTAGATATTGTGTTGTTACCGCTAGTGTGGTTTTTGTTCCGTCAGAATCGTATGTATCAACACTTGTTACGCTTGTCAGTGGCGGCCTCGGTAAATTGATGTAATTTTTTGATGGAAATTCATCTAAACCATAATCTAAAGTTTGCGGCGCAAGTGCCAACCTTGTTATTTCCTCTGCCTCTTCCCTAGCTCTAGTAATAATGTTTGATAATTCTGCATCAACCACAGGATCACCCGATAATACTTGCACATTGATACCGAAAACAACGGTATTAAATGCAATTTCAGCTTTGGCTAGTACATACCTTTTCCCACCTGTGTATTCTTTCGAATATTGCCCCAATGTTGTTATGTCTGCGAAATCATACCATTTTGAAAAAGTTATATTATCATCAGAGTGATGTATTTCAACTCCTAGTATTCCACCTATTGCTACTGAACCTACATTGACCCAAAATGTAGCACTACACCCTAAGATGTCCACACTGTTACCAGTTATAATATTTATTCCAGTAGATGTAGTTGCTATGGTCTCTGATTGCGTATCGTTATAACCATCATCATATATTCTTAAATGTCTTTTTAATTCTGTTAAAGTGATAGGTTCAGTTGATACAGGGGTTATTGTTTTCAAATACATAATATATACCCCCTTTATTTTGTTTGATAATCTCTACTGCCAGAAGTGTCACATTCCACGTGTAATTGAAGCATTGTACACCATGGATTATTTGTTGGAGCTGCACCTGTACTTGCAATTCTCCTTAATCTCGCATAACAATGACCCCCAATAACACCGTTTGTAGGAGTCCATTGATATATTGGAACAATAAACATTGTTTTATTAGGAGTATTGGCAGGTATCTCAAACTCATAACTTTGTGTATCTGTTGCAGATATTGCATTATTAGGTTTAACCCAAAACCACTCAACTTCCCATTTTACATATCTATTGCTCGCATCTAATCCATTTGTAAGCATGTGCAGATGCCAACGAACTGCACTACCCTCTTTCCATTCGTGAATAAATTCTTGACCCTCACAAACATTTAAATCGTTTACTTCCCATTGTGGGGCAGTTATGTTTCCTTGAACTGTTGTTAACGCTGGAATATTTGCACCTGTTGTTCTAATTATTATTGGGAAGTCAATATCTTTCCAAACAGTAGCAGTTCCATTAAATTTTACTGTTCCGTCAGCCTCAAATTCTGAATAGTTACCAGCTCCAACATTTCCAAATTGTCCTATACCAGAAGAAATTGAATTTGCAGTAATTACATCTTCAACAGTTACTGTGGACGATGGATTTTGTATTGCTCCATCTAAAATAAGCATCTATTCACCCCCTACAACAATTCATACACAACCGTTAGGCCGTATGTTTTTGTTCCAGCATTTTCCCAAGCGAAATCAATTTCGTCTCCTGCTTCAAACTGCAAAGGTGAATCTGGTTGCCAAATCAAATTTGTTACGGCTGCCATATTTTGAGTAAATATGTTTAGGTCGTAAGCTGCGCCATTTATAGCATCAACTGTAGCTGTAAAATTACCGGCACCACCAGCTGCGGACAAATGAATTCTTACTTCTTTTAATCTAAACGATTGAGCAGGCGCAAGTGTTGTAGCAATTGCGCCTGCTCCCGTTGCGTTCAATACTCTGATGTGATTTATCATTTCTTAAGCGCCCCTTTCTTGATTGGCTTTTCTGTTTCGGGCAATTCTACTTTTAATTCTTCGTCGAGTGTTTTTTCAACTATATTGTCAATTAAAGTAAACGCTTCTTCCAAAGTTAACTCCATTTCTTCAACTACAAGTTCAGCCGCTCCAGCAGTTATTAACAAGTCGCCCATTTTATCATCCACAATTAAAACGTCACCAATATCAGCCGTTAAATCTGGACTTCTCAATATTGCCTTAACTTTAATTTTCATTTTTACCTCCAAATAAAAAGAGGAGCACTAAGCCCCTCTTATTTTAAGCTGCTGTTAGTGTTGCACCCTCTGATAGTGGTTCCCAGTCAACATACCAAGTTACCGCTCCAGTATTAGCAGCACCCGAAACATGTCTAATAATTCCACTTGTTGTACAAGTAGCAACTACCGGATTTGCTTGTCCCGGTGCAATAGCTCCATTTGCGCTAGCAACCATAGCATTTGCAGTAGTGCCAGTAATGCTTAACAAAGTACCTACTGTTGCACCTGTTAAATCAACATTTGCACAGATATCAACAGCAGTCAAAGCGTCTGATACTATTGCTAATTTTGTATTTGTTCCTTTGGCTTCGCAAACAGTTGTTACACGTCCGATTATCGAATTAATTTTAATTGAGCCTGTATAATTAAATACAGTTGTATTACCATTTGCTATGGTTGTGAGCACTTTGGTTTCAATGTTTTTTCCCATAGCTTGAACATATTCTAATCTCTCTAAAACAGATCCATTTTCATTAGCAACAACCAATGAAGTGTCTTGTGCATTGTTTGCATTATCTTCCCCTAAAGTAAGTTCGCAATTATAACCGTCTGGAAATGACATATCTTTATACCTCCATTATGAAATTTAAGGGACGGATTACCGCCCCATTATTATTTAGGCCATACCTACAGATACCGCATTTGCAGCAATTGTTGATAAAACTTGTGTTGGAACACTTTTAGCGTTATATCTTATTGCAATAATACTATCAAGTGCTGCGTTTTGTGTGTCAATTATAAGGTCAGGTCTAATATATCTTTTACCTGGCTTAACAACATCAAGAATTACAACGTTGTTATTTGTATCTGTACCGCTTGCTGTTACAGTAGCGGTAGTTGTTGCATAAGCCTGACCACTTGCCAATCCAGCAACATTGCCAGCTAATGCTTTTAAGGTAATTACAGAACCATTTGTAACTGTTGAAAAAGATGCAACAAAACAAACGCTATCAAAATTTCCTTCAGTTGGTGATGCCATATCTATTTCAGATGCTGTAACAACATCATCAACACTTGCTGCTTGATATCCAAAAGCTCTAGTAATAAGACAATTTTTTAATATTGATTCAATCATGTTTTTACCTCCGTAAATTTATTTTGAATAAGAATAAGAGCCTTATCTCTAAGACTCTTTGAATTTAAACACTATTAACCTAGTTTAACTCTAGCAAAAGCTTCTTCTACTACTGGCATTCCGTCTGTTTCAAGTCTGCCTATAAATAAAACTTGATTTGTTCTAGCGTATAGTTCATTTAATGCCATCATTTCCATTGACAAAGAATCACAAATCCAGTAGTTAGAGAAATCTCCAAGCATACCAACATACAATCCAGTAGTAAATGTGTTTGGTGCGTACTCACTCATTCTTACAGGTATTCCAAGAAGTCTGTCAGGAACACCAGCTGCAACTGATGGCTGCCAAATATACTGACCATCTGCATCTTTTAGTTTTGCGATTTGTTTTACACCATCTCTATGGAATAACCATGTAAGATTTCTTTGATATTGTTCAGGAAGTTTATATTTAGCTTCGAGAAGTCCATCAAATTTAATTTCTGTAGCTGTGTTCCCTGTAGAAACGTCTCTGGCTGTAGAAATACCATCAACCGAAGCAGTAAACACACCAAGAGGTCTATTTACTCCGTTACCTGTCATGTATCCAGCTTCAAGAAGTGTTCCAAAGTTGTAAGTCATTTCAGACCTAACAATTGCATCCACATTAGGAGCATTTCTGATAAGTGTTCTAGATACTGGGATTTCAGCAGTAGCAGGATTTGGTTTAAATTCTTTCTTACCAAATGCTAAAGCAGTATCAGCCGTAGGTGCTGCAATTTCAGTACCCCATGCCGCAGAACTCATTCTTGTAGTTCTTTTTGGATATCCCAAAGACTGTGCGCCTTGCAATGCAGGAAGAACTTTTGCAATTTCTCTAAAGAAAAGTACATTGTTCAAATCTGCAATAAGTTCAGAAACAAACTTTTGAGGAGCTACAAGATAGCCTGCTTGTGTAGCATTATCCTGTTGCAGTGCATTTAAAACTTTCATAGACTGTTCGCTTCCATCTCTTAAATAGTTCTGAAAAGCGTTTAAGATTTCTTCTTCTTTTGAAGTTTTTGTAGCTTCTGGAGCTTTTTCCCCTATTACTCTTTCTCTTGCAAGGTGTTTTTCGCCGTTTGTGATTGAGTCATTCAAAGAATCAAACCTGTTTTCTAGCTTTGACAACTCTTCTTTCTTAATTGCATCAATCTCTTTTCCTTCAAACTCTGCATGAATAGATTTGATTTCATTAAAAATATTCATTCTTTCCTGTTTTGCTTCGATTATTGATTTCTCGTTATACATTTGAAAGTACCTCCATTAATTTTAATTTTTGTTTTTTGAATTGTTCGCTTTGTTCTTGTAGTGCTATATTTGATATGGGCTTAATAGGTTCTAAACTATCCCCATTTTCTTTTAAAACTTCATTCAAGACTTCTTTTTTGGGCATTAAAAAAGCACCCTCGTCGGATGCCTTCAAGTTTCTTAATTTATTTATTATTTCTGGCGGTATTTCGTACTGGCTAATACTTGCCGAAAGTTTTAAATCATCATCAAACATTATTTCATCAACAAACCCTAATTTTATAGCGTCTTGTGCATTGAAATATGTTTCTTTATCCATCAACTCTAAAAGCTTATCACTATCCATTCCTGTTTTTAATAAGTAAGCATTTAAAATACCTTCATCATGTGATTTTAATACATCTGCTGCGTGCTCCAATTTTTTATGATTTCCACTTGCTGTTACTGAAGCTTTATGAATCATAATTTGTCCAACTGGAGACATCTTTACTTTTTTGCACCCCATAGCAATAATAGAAGCGGCACTTGCGGCAATTCCAACAATTTTTCCTGTTATATTACCTTTGTAATCTTTTAAAGCTGTATAAATTTCAGCTCCTGCATATACATCACCGCCACCAGAGTTTATTGTAACTTCAATATCTGCTCCGTTTGCTTCTCTGATTTTATTTATTACATCCCTCGGACAAGTTGAGTCCATTTCAAACCAGTCATATATCCATTTGCTGTTATTTGAAATTATCGCACCCTTAATATCAATATTCAATTTTAACTACCTCCCTTCGTTGCTGCTTTTGGTAAATTCATTTTTGCTGCTGTTAGAGTCAACATATTACCATTCACAAAGTATTCATTGCCTCCCACTTCATCAGGAATATTATTCATCTCTTCAAGCTCCCTGATTTCATTAGCATTCATAACTCCGTTTTGGCGCATTGTATTATAAAACTGAGTCCTAGATTGAATATCTCCACGCAATAAAGCATTAATATTAAATTTAGCGTAATGCTTTTTTTGCTCGCTAGAACTTAGTAAATCTTTATAAATGGTCTGTGTTATTCTTTCGCTCATTGGTGCTAGTGATTCATTCACATACTCAATATTGCTTTGCTCGATGTTGTTATAAGTAGAACGTTCAAGCTCAAATACTTTTGATGGTGGAACCCCCATAACTCGACAAACTTCTATAATTTGAAATTTACGACTCTCCAAAGCTTGTGATTGCTCTGGATTACTCGCCATTGGTGTAGCCGTAAAGCCTCCTTCAAGAAGTGCCCACTTATGTTGATTCATAACACCAGAATAAGCTTTTGACCAATCTTCTCTGAATTTTTTAAAAGCAACTTCACCAATTCCAGCAGGATAACTTATAAACCCTCCCATATTTGAACCATTTTCAAAATAATCCCTTGCGTAATCATTAAGGTTAACAGTCAACCCTAAAACATCACCAGCAATTTTAATAAAATCTTCTGTTGTATCATCATCCGAAAATCTAATTCCAGGAGTATACATGAAACTACCTTGATATAACCTCTCATGCTTACCATCTGAATCGAAAATATCAATATATCTTTCTCCAGTCCTAGAATTTCTTTGCATACTAACCCTATTGGTCGGAATATTCCAAAGCTCTTTTATAAATCCATTATTATCCCTGAAAATCTTTGCATAAGCACCTTTTGTAAGCATAAGGTTAAAAATATACATGTGAAAAAAATCATAAGCTGTAGTTTCTGGATTGGGCATGTACCTCAAAAGCCGATACAAATTATTTTGTTTGGCTCTCTCTTTTCCTTCTGGAGTCTCTTTGTATAAATGGCATCCTAAACTAGCCATCGTTTTCGAAACTACATCCGCACATCTTATCACTACTGCAACCTTTAAAGCCGTATCGTGTGATATATAGCCATAGCCTGCACCTTTTAGATAATTAATCCATGCAGCTTCATCAGACAAGGCAGGTAATCCACTTGATGAAGAATTTTTTATACTAAATTCAAAACTTTTGCCAAAAATATTGAATTTCAAATGTTTTTCAC